GAACTGCACGGAATCAAGGGATACAACGTAACCATCACGGCAAACTCAGAGGATCAATCGAAGGTTTCATTCGATGAGTCCTGCACGACGATCCAGACAAAGAGATTAGAAAAACACTACGACGCAAAGAAGAAGACTATAACAGGGATCAAGACGAATTCAGTATTCAAATATCGTACCAACAACCCCAAAACGATGGACAGCGCAAGAGACGGCTGTCTGTTTTTTGATGAGATACACCAGTTCGAGGATGATAAAGCCGTGAAGGTACAGCGTTCAGGACTTGGAAAGGTAAAAAACCCCCGAACATTTTACTTCGGCACAAATGGGTATGTCCGCGAAGGATTTTATGACAAGCAACTGGAGCGGGCAGCTAAGATACTGGAGGGCAAGACTGATCGGATCGGATATTTCCCGTTTATCTGCAAACTGGATAATATCGGCGAAATGGAGGATCCCGTTTTCTGGGCAAAAGCGAATCCGATGTTTAACGAGAAAACGGAGTATGCCGAACAAGTTTTTTCGGAGGTCATGGAAGATTACCTGGACCTTGAAGAAAGCCCAAGCGGACGTCAGGAATTTGTCATTAAGAGAATGAATTTTACCGAAGGCGACGGTGAGCGGGATGTTGCACCCTGGGAACAGGTACTTGCAACGAACCGGCCGATTCCTGACCTGAGCGGCCGGAATTGCGTGGCGGGATTTGACTATGCAAGCATCCGTGATTTTGCCTCGGTGGGCCTGCTGTTTAAAGTAAACGGAAAAATCGTCTGGATGCAGCACTCTTTTGTGAGAAGAGGTTTTCTGGATGCTTTTAAACCAAAGGCACCGATCCGGGAATGGGCCGGACAAGAACTCGCAACAATAGTGGACGAACCGTCGATAGATCCAAGACATCTTGTAAAGTGGTTGGTGGACAAAAGAGAGACATACGAAATTGAACTTGTAGCCGCTGACAGTTTCCGGATGGATCTACTGAAACCGTTATTGGAAGACGAGGGCTTTGAGACTGAGTTTATCCGAAACCCCGCAGGCGTACAGGCGAAGATTGCCCCTATTATTGAAGATGGGTTTGCGCATGAACACTTTATTTTCGGCGACGATCCAATGATGCGTTGGTATACGAATAATACTTACGTCAAGGAGGATCCACGAGGAAACCGAACATACCTGAAGAAAGAACCAGTACGCAGAAAGACAGATGGATTCCACGCATTTATAGCAGCGCTGTACAAGAGGGATATGATTGATGAATTTGACATAGGAGAAGCACTGAATGCGCTGCAGAATATTGATTTTTAAGGAGGCGATAAAAGATTGGGAAAATTAAACTTGCTAGATTTGCTCAGGCGAAACAAAGAGCTTGCAGAAATGGCAATCAGCTACGACATCGAAGAGATAGCCAATGACGCACAGGAACTGTACCTTAAGCGAATGGCTCTTGATACATGTGCAAATTTTATCGCACGCGCTGCCGGGCAATCGGTGTTTTTGACAGATGACCCACGGTGGGATTACAAGCTCAATGTTCGGCCCAATAAAAACATGAGCGCCGCGCAGTTTTGGGAGAAGGTTGTATATCAAATGATTGTGCATAATGAAGCTCTCGTCGTTTTGAGCGACTCGGACGACTTGCTGATCGCAGACAGCTGGACGCGGAATGAGTATGCGCTGTATGAGGACTCCTTCCTGAATGTCTCCGTCAAGGATTTTACTTTTACGCGTACTTTTTCGATGGGGGACGTCCTTTATTTTCAGTACGGGAATCAGAAGATGGAATCCTTTACGCGCGGGCTATTTGCAGACTACAGTGAACTTTACAACCGCTTACTAGAGGCGGCCAAACGGAACAACCAGATCCGCGGTACAGTATCAATTGAGGGGAATGCGGACCCGAAGAATATAGGATTATTGCAAGGATATATTGACAAGCTGTTTACCGCATTTAACAGCAAGTCAATTGCCCTTGCTCCGTTGACAAAAGGATTTGAATACAAAGAGCACTCAAATACAACAGGAACATCAAACTTAAAAGTTGACGATGCGGCAAAGGTGCCGAACATCTTAACGGATTGGCTGGCAGATGTCCTGGGTATTCCCACCGCCCTGCTGCACGGGGGCCGTGCTGAACTTAAGGACAACATCCAGGCATTTAACAAGTATTGTCTTACGTTCCTGCTTAAGAAAATCGTTGACGAGTTAAATGCAAAGACCATTGACCAGCGGGCGTACACAGAGGGCCAAAGGGTTAAAGTGGTCGGCGCAAACCGCCCGGATATATTCGAGATAGCGGAAAGCATCGACAAACTGATATCCAGCAGCACATTCAACACAAATGAAATCCGTGCTGAGTTGGGTTATGAGCCGAGGGAAGGCGGCGACGTGTATGTGAGAACAAAGAATTACGAGGCTGTGGAGAAAGGAGGTGAGGAAGAATGACGACAATACACATCAAAGGTCCTATGATCTCAAATGACGAGAAATGGATATATGATTTATTTGAGATAGACTCGACGTGTCCAAACGATGTATTAAGCGCGCTGGACGGGGAAGAGGATATAACGGTTATTGTCAACTCGGGAGGCGGGCTGCTTGACTGCGGCAATGAGATATATACGGCGCTCATGGATTATCAAGGGCACGTAACCGTGGATATTATCAAAGCGTATAGTGCCGCAAGTGTGGCAGCTATGGCAGGCGATACCGTGAGGATTAGCCCTGTCGGGGAAATAATGATCCACAACGTTGCATCAGAAGCCTGGGGCGATTACCACGCTATGGACAAGGGAAGCGAGAGACTGCAAAAAGCCAATAAATCGGCTGCAGCCGCGTACCGGTTAAAAACAGGACTGTCGCAGGAGGAGCTGTTATCCCTGATGGACAAGGAAACATGGCTGACCGCAGAGGAAGCAAAAGAAAAAGGCTTCGTGGATGAAATTCTTTTCCAGGACGCCAGTCCGCGGCTTGTTGCCAATTGCGCCGAGCTTTTGCCGGCGCAGATCATCACTACAATGCGAGAGCTTGGCCATACAAAACAGCTAAGTAAAAACGCGGCGTCCATCAGTGGCGATAAACTTATGGAATTGGCGAAACTGACCGCCGAAGAAGTTTATAAAAAAATTGCAGAGAACAAAGTAAATCACAGGGAGCCGGCACTTTCGCGGTTCCTATTTTAATTCAAAAGGAGAATAAAAATGACCATGAAACTCAGTGAAAAGCACAAAGAACTCAAAAATTACAGCGAGAAGAGAAGGGCCTTCCTTGCGCTGGTGCAGGATGAAGGATCGACGCAGGAGGCACAGAACACCGCTTATGCGGAAATGATCGATGCCCTGACGGATGATTGCATGGCCGCCGCCGAAGCGGAAGGGATGAGAGCGGCGGAGAATAAGTTTAATGAGCTGCAAAAGTTTGGGGGAACAAAGCTTTCGTCTGACGAGATAAAGTTTTTCAACAATCTCGATACTGACGTAGGCTACAAGGAGGAGCTGCTTCTGCCGCAGCAGACAATTGACCGAATTTTTGAAGACTTGACAGAGTCCCATCCGCTGCTTACAGAAATTGGACTGCAAAACGCCGGGCTTCGCTTGAAGTTTATCCGGAGCGAGGTTAGCGGTACTGCAGTATGGGGCAAGATTTACGGGGAAATCAAGGGGCAGCTGGATGCCGCATTCGCGGAGGATGAAGACATCCAAAACAAGCTAACGGCCTTTGTGGTAGTCCCTAATGATTTAACCGAAATGGGACCAGGCTGGGTTGAACGCTTTGTGCGTACACAGATCGTCGAAGCCTTTTCGCTCGCGCTCATGTTGGCTTATGTAAATGGTGACGGAAACGACAAACCGATTGGACTGCGGAAAGATGTATCCGAAGGCGTAACCGTCACGGGCGGAGTATATCCGGATAAATCCATAAGCGGAACGCTGACCTTTAAGGATGCCGACAGCACTATTAAGGAGCTGACGGAAGTAATGAACAGCCTCTCCGTAAAGGAAAACAGCAAACGAATTACAGTCGATGGGAAGGTCCTTTTAATATGCAATCCCTCGCAGGCCTGGGCGCTGAAGGCTCAATATACGATACAAAATGCCAACGGCGCATTTATTACGGCGCTACCGTTTAATGTGAAAGTTGTCGAGGCGGAAGGCGTCCCGGAAAACGAGGTGATTGCTCTTGTTCGGGGTCGTTATGATGCCTATATCGGCGGAGGAACACGTATTAAAAAGTTTGATCAGACGCTGGCAATCGAAGACTGCACGCTTTACACGGCAAAGACTTTTGCCCATGGTAAGGCGCGCGATAATAAGGCCGCCCTGCTGTACAAACTAGACCTCGAAGGATTGGGGGCGTAAAAAATGAGCTATGAAGTTATCGTTGCATTCGCGGACATGGAGGATAATTATTTCGGGTACAAGGCAGGCGACGTCTACCCGCGTGAGGGAATGACGCCAACCAGCGAACGAATCAGGGCGTTAAGCAGCGCAAAGAACAAAAGAGGCGTCGCCCTGATCAAGAAGAGCAAGGAGAAAACAAATCCTGACAAAGAGGTGTAAGCGATGGATATTCCTTACGAGGTCTTAAACGAATTTAAAGGGCGGATGAAAATCATGCACAGCGGAGAGGATGACAATCTGAAAGGGTTGTTATCCTCGTCCTGCGTGGCGCTGAATAAAGCATGCGGCGTCTTTGATTTTAACAATGAACAAGGCAAAGAATTAGTGTTTGAAAGAGCCAGATATGCCTATAACGACTCACTGGAATTTTTCGCGGACAACTTTTTAACAGAAATCATTAACCTGACTTTGGCTTTGTACGAGGAGGGCAGCGGAGAATGAAGAAACAATCCTACAAAACCCCAGACGTCCACAGCGGAAATCTGCGGACGCCGGTGACGTTTTACGAGTATGCGCCGGCAGAGGGACCGGATCCCGGGCAGCAGGAAAAGAAAATCCTGTATCAGTGTTATGCACAGGTCTATGCTCCTTCGATGAAGGATTTGGAAATTATGAGGGCGACGGGAACGAAAGAAGCTGTAACTATGCGTATCCGTGATCCGGGGAAAGAATACATTCCGACCAACAAGCATTTCGCGGAGATGGATGACTACCGCTACACTGGCCGGCGCTTTGACGTTGTCGATGTTGCCTATGATGTGGAAAACAATCGTATTGTCAAGATGTTATTGGGGTATACGTCATGAGTACATACGGGAGTTTTGACATCAAAGGGATAAAAGAGCTTGAAAAAGCCATTACCGAAAAATATTCCGGCACAAAGGTCCGAAACATCCAACGGCAAGCCATTAATAGCGGCGGCGACGTAGTCGGCGAAGAACTCAAAAGCAGCTTTAATGCCGTTAATGACAAGGGCTACTCGAAAGGACACACGGCGAACGAGGTCACACGCAGCAACGCGCGAACCTCAAATGATATCGTAAGCGCAAAGGTCGGATGGAGCGGCCCGCAGAGCCGGTGGCGCCTGGTCCACCTGGAAGAGTGGGGGTATGTCAGAAACGGCAAGCAGTATAAGCCGCCGAGCTACGGGACAATTGAAAAGACGCTGAAAAAGCTGGAAATTCCCTATCTTGAGGCGGTGCGAAAGGGGTTGATGGAGTTCGTATGAAAGATATGCTGGACATTATTTATGACGCATTTTTAAAAAATGAAATAATCGCAGGCGAATGTGAGGGGCGGATTAAATACTATCTCTATCCAGAGACAGCCGACACATCAAAGCCATTTATCACAATTCGCCCCATGCGGCCGCCCAGCGCGGCAAATTATGCGTCAGACAAAAATCTAAGCTACCAATTTGCCTACCAGATCGACGTACAGTCGCACGATCGCAAAACATGCAAGCGGGTGCAGCATGAGATCAAAAATGTATTGGAACAATTAGGGTTTACTCAGCAGGCCAATGACGGTCTTGACGAGTACTTTGACGAAACGAAGCGTTTTGTAGATGCAAGGCGTTACTTTAAGACGTCTGATCTGCACGACACCGACTACTAAAAAAGGAGATAAGCATGAGTATCTTAATCGGATTTAAAAGAGCGAAAATTCAGCCACTCGACAAAACGGGGCAGGCCGAAGGGGATGTAATTATTGTGGAGGGTACGCAGGATGAGGGCGCGGCGCAGGAGGCCAATATCAGCGGGCTGTCTGCCGAACCTATCCGCGTATACGGGTCAAATGTGGCCTATTATGTTGCGCAGAAAGGAACCGGTGACGTGACCGTGGAATTAAAACTCCTGGATCTTCCAAGCGCGGCAGAGGATCGAATTCTGGGCTACAAAACAGATCCAACATTAAAGGCGCAGTTTATCGGCAAGGATACGGAGCCGCCGTACTGCGCGGTTACTCTGGAATCAGAGGACTCCCAGGGGAATGTTGCAATGTTTGGATTCTTCAAAGGAAAATTCAGCAAATCGGACATTGCATTAAAGACAAGAGAGGGCGGCAACTTTGAACCGACCGGAGAGTCCTACAGCTTCGTGGCAATCGAGAGCGACAGGGTGGACGCATCGCAGGACAACACGATGGTTAAGTTCATCGGCAAGGGCGAAGACGCGAAGGCAGTGGAAGCTCTGACGCTTGCAACGGCGGGCTGACCAACATAAGGAGGTGTTATATCATGGCAAAAACATATATTAAGCTCGAGCAGGAAGACGGAAGCTTTTTGGAGTTTACGAAAGACCGGATCAAGGCCCGCTGGGTCAAAGAGACCTTTAAGCTTGAAAAGAAGCTGGCCGAGCTGGGAAGGAAGGGCGACTATGACAAGGCGCTTGATTTACGTATTAGTTTTATCGTTGATCTCTTTAACAAACCCGGCCTAACGCTGGAAGCAATCTATGAAGGCATTGACAGCGATAAAATCATTACAGAACTCGACCGGATCATGAGCGATATCCTGGGACGTTCAGGGGACAGCACGCCGGGGGAGTCGTAACGCCGGACGAGGCGCTAGAAAGTTATTACAGGATGTGCAGGCAGCTCATCAAAGCGGGGTGGACGCTGAGCGATGTCGAAGAGGCGGATTTTGAGACCCTGGTAGAAGTTGTCTGCACAAGTCCCTCAAAAGGAAAACAGAAGAAAATTGATCTGATGGATTATATGAAAGGGGAAGGGGGCAGATAAATCGGCTCCCGTCTCTTTATTTTTGCGCGAAACGAGGTGAGAAGATGGCAGTAGGACAACCGCTTGGACAAATGATTATCGAATTAGGGCTTGACAGCAGCACCTTTGCGTCCGGAATGAAGGGTGTCAAGCAGCAGATTACAACAGCTACAGGCGAAATGAAGGCACACCTTAGCGTTATCGGAAACAGCGGAAGTGCAGTTGACATCCTTAAGGCGAAACAGAGCGGCTTAACCACGGTCATCGACGCGCAGAACAAAAAAGTACAGCTGGCAAAAGAAAAGTACGAGGCCTGCCGCGCAGAAGTCGAAGGTAACGCGGGGGCAACGCAGGCGCAAAGGGACGCTCTTGTCAGAGCACAAAATGAGTATGTCAGGGCGATAGGTGAGCTGGGGAGTTACGAAAACCAGTTAAGGGAAGTCAACATTAAGCTGACAGCGATGGAGTCGGGGGTTTACAAAGTCGGGGACGAATTAACCGTTTTGGGTCAAAGATTGACCTCGGCCGGCGACCAGATGATCAACATTGGCAAGACTCTGACAACAGCAATTACAGTGCCGCTTTTGGCGGTGGGTACGGCGGCGGTAAAAGTTACGGCTGACTTTGAGTCGTCGATGTCACAAATACAGGCAACTCTGGGCATTACGTCGGATGCCATGTCTGACCTAAACGGCCAGTCCGTTAATACGATGGATGCCCTCCGTGATCTGGCGAAAGAGATGGGAAGCAACACCAAGTTTACCGCTTCGCAGTCCGCAGATGCTATTAATAACCTGGCAATGGCGGGATACCGAACCCAGGAGATTTATGATACGCTGCCGCAAGTATTAGCGCTTGCGTCAGCTGGTAATTTAGACTTAGATTATGCCTGCCGGCTGGCTGCCAATGGCCTGAACACCATGGGGCTTGAAACAAAAGACCTGCAGGAGCTGACGGATAAAATGGCAGTAACGGCATCAAGTGCTTACGGGAGCGTAGCCAATTTTGGAGAAGGCATCTTAGCGGTAGGCAATCAGGCGGATCTATGCAATGTTAATCTAACAGATACTTACACGGCGTTAGGCATTTTAGGTGATAACGGTTACTCGGCAGCTGCAGGCGGTACAATGCTCCGAAATGTGCTGAAAAATCTCTACACCCCAACGGACGTAGCAAAAAAAGCGCTGAAGGAATTAGGAGTCGAAAGCGCAGACTCCAGCGGAAATCTGCGTAATGTGCAAGATGTCCTGCAAGACCTTGGCGGAGCTTTGGACGGGCTGACGGCCGACGAACGAGTTAATGTCATGAATACTATTTTTGACACGCGTACTATAGCGGGCGCTAATGCCCTTGTCAAGGAGAGCGGTGACCGGTGGAACGAATTGTCGGATGCTATCGATAATTCATCTGGCGCGGCCCAGCAAATGGCGGATACTCAGATGGACAATTTAAACGGCCAATTAACAATCCTAAAATCCGGGGTCGAAGGAATAGGGATATCTTTCGGCGAAATCATGCTTCCTGCAATCAAAAAAGTCGTCTCGGGAGTCCAGGGGTTAGTGGATTGGTTAAACAACCTCAATGACCAACAAAAACAAACGATTGTTAAAGTTGCGTCTGTCGTAGCAGTAATAGGGCCTGCCGTCCTGATTGTCGGGAAGCTGACAAAAGGCATTGGAAAGCTGATAACCAACATCGGCGATGGCATGAAAGCCTTTGCCTTGTGGGCGGCAAAGATTACTCATACAACAACCGCACAGACCACGCAGACGACGGCCACGGCGGCGTCAACCATCGCGACAGGCGCGAACACGGCGGCTAACGCCACAAATACCTCCGGCTTAATGACCAGGACTGCAAGAGTATTATTGGACAGCGCGGCGTCTAAGGCCAGTGCAGTTGTCGAGGGAGCGCGAAACTTAGTAATAGCAGCCGGTAATGGCACGCTTGCCCTGCAGGCGAAGGCCTTGAATGCGTCGATTGCGGCAAAAATAAAGGACAAGGCCGCATCGATAGCAAGCGCGGCAGCCGAAAAGGCAGGGGCGCTTATTACTGGTGTATCAACCACACAGATATCGCTATCAACCATCGCAACAACCGCGAAGACAGTGGCAATGGGAGCCTGCACGGTTGCGGCAGGATTCTTAAAGGCCGCGCTTGCCGCGCTGGCGGGGCCGATCGGAATAGCAGTGGTCGCGGTTGCGGGGCTGGTTGCCGGCGTGATCGCCGCGGTAAGCTGGTTTACCCGAGAGACAGAAGCGTCCAAAAAGCTAAAAGCCGAAATCGAAGAGCTAACAGAGGAAAACGATACGTTGATCGATTCCTTGGACGGAACCGAAACAGCGCATCAGGACAATGTCGCATCGATCAAAGCAGGGACAGCTGCCTCGAAGGATCTGACAGACAAGGTAAAACAACTTTACGCGGTCGAGAATAAAACGGCTGCGCAGAAAAAAGAACTGACTCGGTATATAGATAAACTGAATGAATCAAACGAAGGGCTTAACTTGTCCTACGATGAATCCGCGGATGCCCTTAACATGACGACAGACGCTGTCTACGGGTATATTGATGCCGCCGAGCTGCAGTTAGAGGCGGAAGAAGCACTAAACCGCATGATCGAGATAAGCAAAGAGCAGACAGAGGTTAAGGAACAGCTCCTCGAGGTACAAAATAAGATTACCGAAGCAACGGAGAACACCGAGCTGAAAGAAAGGGAGCGGACAAAAATCGTCACAGCCCTGCAGGAAGAAGAAGCCAGGCTGCAGGAGCAGCATGACTCACTGCAGACGTCGTATGGCACACTGGAGGCAGTTGTGGAGGCAGCAGCGGCGGCTGAAGCGGCAGCGGTGACAGAAAGTACCCAGACAATCCTTGAGGCATACGGAACACTGGCCGCGGCCTATCAGGATTTAGGTGTCAGGCAGCAGGAAGCCGTAGACGGGATTCTGGCGGCTTACGAGAAAATGACGGAAGGCCTGACGAATTTAAGTAAGGAGCTTGTTCTCGACACGGAAACAACATGGGCGGAAATCCAAAAAAATCAGGAAAAAGCGATTCAATACACAGAAGAGTTCTCGAGCCTGTATGCGCAATGCATTGAAGCAGGAATAAGTGAAAGCTATCTGAACGCCATAGGCGTAACAGGCCCGGAATCACTCCCGTTACTGCGGGAAATGATGGCAATGGGGACGGACGAAATCAAGGCGTCCGAAAGCTTGTGGCAAGAATCCTATGGCGTTGTGAGCGACACGCTGGTAGACACTCTGAAAGTGGATGGCGAAGTTGCGGCAGCCATCAAAGAATACGTACTTGGCGAAAGCGGAATCTATGGAACACTCAAAGCGTCCGTCGAGGCTGCCGACCTGAATGCCCTGGGAAAGAGCCTGACTGAAGGACTCAGCAACGGAATCCTCGAAAGCACGGACCATGTCGTAACAGCCACAACAGATATGTCGGAAGCGGTGGTCGACACGGCGAAAGGCGTCCTGGACATCAACTCCCCGTCAAAGGTATTTGAGGAAATAGGCAAGTACACGATGGAGGGCCTTGCTCTGGGAATCACAAACAACGCCAACCTTTTGAGCGCGGCTCTGGAGCAGGTAATCCCCGCGGCCATGAGTGCTGTTGAAAAAAGTATTACAACAGCGCTGGACGGGATCGAAAAGAGCTTTAGTACAGGATTTGGGAATGTAGCCAAAGAAGTAAATAGCGCAATGTCAAATACCTCAAAAAGCATAGCCGGCGGCCTAAGCTCGATCAAAGCTACCGTGTCATCCGAAATAAATGCTGTTTCGACGGCGGTAAGAAATGGACTCACCACAATCAAGTCCGTTTTTTCGAACGACATAAACGCGATTTTGACGGTCACGAGAAGCGGGTTCGGCTCAATCAGAAGCGTAATATCGTCTGAAATGAGCAGTGCCGTATCGAGCGCAAGGAATGCCGCGTCAAGTATTGTTTCGGCACTCAATATCCACGCTGCAATGCGTGCGAACGGCGTGTACGCTATGTCGGGCTTTCGCTCCGGACTGATCGACGGCGCCGCAAGCGTTTATGCTAAGGCGCGGGAGATTGCAAACAACGTCGCGGCAACGATAAGAAATGCGCTGAGAATCAACTCCCCGTCACGCGTATTTATGGAAATCGGCAAATACACAATGGAGGGGTTCGGGCTTGGCATGGAGAACATGCAGCCATATCTCGGAGAGATTGCCGGCGACACCGTCGACATGCTAACCGGCAGTTTTGATAGTGTATCAATGCCGGCGCTTACGTCTGACATGGGAGCGCTGCAGTCGTTGTCTAAGATGGCGGCAGACAGTGGCTCATCCGCATACGAGGCAGAAGATCAAAGCCTGCTGTGCGCTCTGATGGAGACCGCGGTAGAGCTGCTGCAGAAGTTAAACCAGCGCGGCACAGAGCCAAATATAAGCATACACTTTAACCCTGTTTTGAGCGGAACGCAGGACATGACGGCAATGTTCGCCAAAGCCGACAAGTGGCTGGCAGATAAAGGCGTGGCAACCGAATTCGGAAAGAGGGGGAGACCATGAACTTAATTATTAACGGTGCGGAGAATGAGACTGCCTACGGATTAAGGATTGATGGGATTCCAGAAATCCCGACACCGGAGCAGCGGACAGAACAGACGGAAGTGGATTTTCGGGACGGCGAACTGGTGCGAAAAAAAGGGTTTAAGAACATCCCCATCCCCGTTGATTTTAATATTTTAGCCAGTGACGAAACAAAGTCTAAATTACGGCTGGCCAGGGCATGGCTGATGAGCACGGAAACAATACGTTTTAGCGACGATGACGTGTACTACAAAGTTAAAAATGTACAAATCGAACCGGCTGACTTTGAGGCCGTACATTACGCGGTCCTGCCGGTCGTGTTTGAGTGCGAATCATTTCAATATGCGCTTCCGACCGAACTAACACTCACCACCAGCGGCACGTCCTTACAGAACCCCGGCACTTATGTATCCCGCCCGCTTATAAAAATCTACGGCAGCGGGAGCATTAAGCTGACAGTGGGAGCCACAGAGGTGGCGTTAAAGGATATCGTTGATCACATCATACTGGACTGTGATCTGATGGAGGCATACAAGGACGAGACCTCTCCGCTGAGCCGCAACTACTTAATGAGCGGGAAGTTTCCGGAACTGGCGGTGGGGTCAACTAAAATCAGCTGGACCGGTACGGTCCGGGAAATAGTAATTGATCCGAGGTGGCGATATATATGATAATTTTGTACAAAAAGGACGAGACGGATTTTGCATACAACGGTCTTGGCGTACTGGACAGCCACATATCCAACCAAGTAGTGGAAGAGAGCTACAACGGTCTCTATTCTCTGCAGTTTGACTATCCAATCTTCGCCCTTCATGGAGACGAGCTGACAGAAGAAAAAATCGTCAAAGCGCCGACCCCGGACGGAGACCAGCTTTTTCGCATTTATAAAGTCATGCCGTCAATGGGGATTAAGACGGTAACGTGCTACCACATTTTTTATGATCTGGCTGACAATTTTATTGAGGATATTAATATCATCCTCATGGACGGGGATATAGCGGTAAAAAAGATATCGGCAGGCACACAGTACAGTCACAAGTTTACGATGTCCTCAAACATAACTACTGTAGCATCTGCCCGAATGGTACGCAAAAACGCGGTGCAAGCCTTGCTGGATGATGGAGAGGACAATACTTTTATCAGCCGCTGGGGCGGAGAGATCAGGCGCAACAACTTTGTCGTGCAGATGCTTGATACCCGCGGAGTTGATAACGGCGTAACCATCCGGCACCGCAAAAACCTCATTAGCTATAAGGCGGAAATAGACCTAAGCGGCGTTGTTACGAGGATCATGCCGTATGGCTTCGACGGGCTGATGCTGCCGGAAAAATACGTGGACAGCCCACTAATCGGCAACTATACGCACCCCAAGATCCGAAAAATCGAGTATACCGACATTAAGGCGGCAGTGGGCGATTATGCAAACGATGAGGACGCGGTGCCCCTGTCAGAGGCTTACGGCTTGCTGAGGGCGGCGGCAAAAAAAGAATATAGCGTAAATCACATCGACGTTCCGGCGGCGAATTACAAGGTCGTTCTGCTTAATCTGCGCAACACGGACGAGTACGCACATTTTGCCGAACTGGAGACGATCGAACCATGGGACTGGGTCACGGTGCTGCACGACGAGGACGGGTTAGAAATTAAAGCCCGGATGATCTCATATAAGTATGACCCGCTGGCGCGGGAGTACATCGAAATTGAGCTTGGGAGCTTTGGCGCGACACTGACTGCTAATGTGCAAAATGCCATTAACACGATCAATAAGAACGTGTCAGAGACACGCGAGGCGCTTATATTGGTACAGCGGACAGCGGACGGCAAAAACAGCATTTATACCAGCAGCATCATGCCGGAGGGAGCTTTGCAAAACGATCTTTGGTACAAGCAGACCAGCGACGGCACGGAGTTATGGATATACGACAACGGTGAGTGGGTGCTGCTGACTTCGGACGCGACGGGCGAAAAAGTCAAGGCGATTGCAGAGGCAGCGCAAACAGAAGCAGGCCGTGCCGAGGAAGCAGCCAACGAAGCCGTGACCAAGGCGAACGAGACATTAGATGAGGTATTAGTGATCAATCAGACAATCGGCAGTCTGCAAAATACCGTATCCGGCAAAGCGGATCAATCGCAGGTCACACAGCTGTCCGGGCAGATCATCAGCATTGTATCGGATCTAGGCGATCTATCAAGCACGACTCGATCCCAGATCACGCAACTGACAAGCGATATTAACCTCCGGGTACAAAAAAACGACATTATCAATCAGGTTAACATTAGCACGGAAGGAATCCTGATCGCAGGCGAAAAAGTACACATCACCGGCCAGACCACGATTGACAATGCCGTGATCACTGCCGCAAATATAGCGAGCATAGACGCAAGCACAATCACAACAGGTACACTAAACGCCGCCAATGTGTCAGTAATCAATCTAAATGCATCAAGCATTGTAGGCGGTACAATTACCGGAGCGGTCACAGCTACTAATTTTACCATGACGGGCGGACGAATTCTTGTTAATACCAATAACACGGCTTACGACGTGCTGCGCCTAAACTGCAATGAGTGGCACCACCACTTTACACCGCTGGAAGATTGCCTGTGGAATGACAGCACGGGAAGCAAGTTAATGCTCCAAGCCGGTGGGTTGTATTTTAAAAACGCAAGTGATGTTACCTTATCTACGCTCCAAGCCGGTGGGTTGTATTTTTTCAATGCGTCCGGCGCACGAACAGCGTACTTTCTTACGTCAGGGGAGCTTTCCGTAAACGGGTACAATCTCTATCTTAGATCCACCGGTGCGAAAATCCTAAGTTCTGCCAATCAGCAATTATATTTTGCCGCATCAGGCGAGCAGGCGTATGAGGTGTTCTACGGAGTTCGTGAGTCAATGTGGACATTTGCCTCAAAAACAAGTGGCTATATAGCATTAGGGTCTCCAAATTATAAATGGGGTACGGTGTATTCTTTCACAGGGGCAATCAACACATCCGACCGCAACGAAAAAAACACAATTGAAGCACTGGATACAGACCTTTGGTCTAAATTTATCACTGGGCTGGAACCAGTAACATATAAAATGAACGACGGCGAGTCTGGCCGTAAACATGCGGGTTTAATTGCGCAGGACGTTGAAGTATTGATGGAGTCGCTGGGAATTGACAGTAAAGACTTTGCGGGATTTGTAAAATTTGAAAAAGCTCGTCAGGTAGAGGCGGGAACAAATGAGGAAGGAAATCCAATCTACAAAGAAGAAAAGGTGCTAGACGCAGACGGTAATCAAGTATATGCCTATGCGTTACGTTACGAGGAGTTTCTCTCCCCGATGATCAAAGTGATCCAAACACTCTATAAAAAAGTACAGCGGCTCGAGATGTCTCTGGGAAATGAGGGAAAATGAAACTGAAAATTAAAAACATGTATCTGGTGCCGACACACAACCTTATGAGCGAGATGAAGCTTAAGGGGGCGGACAGCAGGGCACGAAGCAAGCTTTTGAAGTTAATTAAAACGGCTGTAGAGAGCCTGGGCGAGTCCGAGAGAGAACTGATTGAGGAATACGGCGAAAAGGATGCAGACGGGAAACTGATCGAGGACGGCGGCAGTTACCGAATCCCGGCCGAGTCAAGAACGGCGTATGCAAAAGAGTACAAAAAGTTAATGGAAGAGGTCGCCGAAATCGCAGGCGGTACTTACGCTGGCCATATTGATAAGCTGGAAAGAATCTTAAATGACTGTGGCATGGAACTCGAAGGGGTAAACGCAGAAGTTTACGACATTCTGTTAGACGCCTTGGAGGGCGCAGAAAAGGAGTAGGTATATGTTAACCACGAAGAAAAACATAACAATTACCGGCACGTCTGAAATTAACGGGAAACAAGCGGCGTACCTCAATGCTACGGTCTCGACAGGATCAGGCAATAGCAATGTCAACCAAAGCATCACAGACGAGGCTCTGTATGCGGCAAATAAAGCCGAAGTGCGGAAAGACATTGCTGACTTCCAGGCTCTTGTATATGAGGAGCAGGATGCCCTGACAGCAGCGGAGTAGGAAAAGGGTTGCTCAAACGGGCGGCCTTCAGAGATTTGCGACGTCGCAAAAACGAATGAATGCCCTTCAACCAAGCACCGAACTATAAGACGCAAAAAAATTAAGGAGAAACAAGATGGACATACATTTAGACCCCGCTGTCATTGCCTTGCTGTCTGCCACTGTAGCCGGACTTGTGTCAGCACTAATATCGGGCATAATCGTACAGACAGTTAATCGCAAACTAAGCAAACGTGAGCTGGCGCGAGAAGCTAAAGAGGACGAGCGGGAGCGCTCACACAAGGAATATAACATGCTGATGCTGCAGGGTTTGATGGCTTCCCTCTCATTAGGCGAGGCTACAGCGGACGCAGTGGAGAGTGGAACATACAATGGCAAGCAGCAAAAAGCCAGAGAATATGCAGAGGACGTAAAACACGGTATGCAAGAGTTTATGTACCGTCAAGGTGCAGAGCATCTAAATTAAGGAGGAAAAGAGATTATGAGTAAACAGTGGATCAAAGCAGCAGGGATCAGGGCAATTAAGACGATGGCGCAAACCGTCGTTGCAACAATTGGGACGTCGATGGTATTGTCGGACGTAAACTGGATTATGGCGTTGTCCGCGTCGGTCTTGGCAGGAGGGCTTTCCCTGCTGACGTCCGTTGCCGGGCTGCCCGAATTAAGTGAGGAGGGAAATAAGTCATGAATGCAGCAGAGAAGAGAAAAGCAGTAGCAGACACCTATAAGGAGTGCATCGGCCGCAATCTCTACAGTCAGGACACTACGAAGCGTGAATGCGCCTTCACATCGCACACGGATGGTAAGTATTATTCGGATTGCTCCAGCTCGATCCGGCTGGCGTATAAGAAGGCCGACATCGGTCTAAGCTACATCGGCGGCAATACAGCAGGTATGTATAATTCCACGCTGGGGAGCATCGTGGACATAACTGTAGCCAATGGCGTACCGACCAATCCGGCGCAGTTAAGAGTCGGAGATATCCTATTGTTTGCCGGTACAGATTCCAGCCGTCCGCTGTGTATCGGGCATGTGGAGATGGTCTATTCCATCAGCGGCGGCAGCGTCACCTTGTGCGGTCATGGATCCGGGCTGCCGAGTTTTAAAGATATGGCCACTTACTGCAAGAGCAGATACAACGCAAAGACCGGCACCACAAAGGGCAATAAAAGCCTTGTGTGTGTAAAACGTTATGTGCAGGACGATGATACGGCTACGGCACCCACAGAAGCCACAGAGGCCACGGAGACACTGGCAGAGGAGACCGTACAGGCCACCTCGGTAGCAGCGGAGGAAGTTGATGTTATCCGAGAGATCCAGCAGTGGGTTAATACCTACATGGGCGGAACCGTTACGCTGGCGCTTGACGGCAAGGCTGGCCCGTTAACCCAAAAGACTCTTGTGATGTGTTTGCAACGTTATCTCAACCGCACCTGCAGCGCAGGGCTGGCTGTAGACGGTTCTTTCGGGCCAAAGACGAAAAAGGCCTGCGTTGCCGTTAAGCGTGGAAACAAGAGCGATCTGGTGTACATCTGCCAGGCTATGCTATACGCCCAGGGCTATGATCCCAAAGGCTTTGACGGCAGTTGTGGCCCTGGATACGACGCGGCAATCCGGCAGTACCAAAAGGATCACGGTATGTCAGTGGATGGCAGCTGCGGGCCGAATACCTTTTATTCGCTGTTCCACTAGCAAACAGAATTGACATGCCTCGGAGCACATGTTTCGGGGCATGTCAAATAACAAATCGTGGCAAATAATATAATTCTTATTGCCCCCACATACCCAGCTAGGACAGGTTATTAATTTATATATCTTTGTAATATACGTGAACTCTTAATGAATTGTCTGTCATTTCCCTTCCCTCCGTTTGCCTGTTTGCTTGTTCCTTGTTTGTATCTTAGATATAAACCATATCCGGTTTAATACCAAGCACTTTTTAAACTTTTTTTGGATTATTTTCTTGACAAAACAATTCAATGGAAATATAATGAAAGAAAAGGAGGCATAACGAATGATAGCATATAAGATAGATGTGATCGAAGCGCTAAAAGAGTCTGGATATAACAGTACCCGGATACTAAAAGAGAATATACTAAGCCAGTCAGCAATGCAGAAGTTAAGAAAAGGAGAGGCCGTAGGGATCAAGACACTTGACCAGCTCTGTGCTCTGCTGGATATGCAGCCGGGGAACATAATAAAATACGTCGAAAATAATCCAAAAAAGATTTAAAAAAGGTATTGACATTAAACCATATATGGTTTATACTAGTATTATCAGATAGGGCAAGCAATCTGAAATACAGAAAGGTAGGACAGCATGAAAGACATGGGAATGACAGATAAACAGTTTAACTTATTCTTAAGAATGATTCAGCGGAGCCTAGAAGAAGCCAAGAAAGCAGAGACAAAAGAAGAGTCAGACAAAAAAATAGACATCTTACTCGAAGATATCCAAAGTTCCATAGAAGACTAACAGACGCAAAGGGAGGGCGGGCTTGCCACCGCTCCCCTGCGAGATAAGAATAGCATAACTTGGACAAAATTTCAACATGCCCAGGAGAGATCAGGGTACTTTTTATTTTTGTCAAGTAACAAATCGTGACAAAAAAGAGCATATCAGCCTGCTATGCTCTTTTTTGATTATAGTTATTTCCCGATGCCACGAGAGAGCAGGGCTTCTTGCAGTACCTTTGACAGATTCAAGCTGTTTTCCTCCGCTCGTGCTTTAAGCCAGGCAGGAAGGGAGACATTAACCCTTACGGCCTGGGTTCCGTACTTGGCAGCATAGGCGTCTATATCCACGCTAACCATGCTTACAAACGCACCATCCGGAGGAATGACGGACAGGGCATTACTTGCAACGGGAGTTTGCTTGCCGTCCTCTAACTCGTCTAAAATCCATCCAGAGGCAGCGTCCTCTGCCATGTCTAAAGCTTCTGTAATACTTTTTCCTTCTGTCACGCATCCGGGAAGATCAGGGAATTCTACTGTATATCCGGCCCCATCCTCCCAAGGGTCAAAGATCGCAGGATATGCCAACTTCATTTTATTTACCTCCTTATTGTAATCTATAGGTTGCGGGGCTATTGTAGCCCCGCCTGCTTGAATATGCTTTTTACTGTTTTGGGGTTTAGATCTCCACCGTGGCTGGGAATTGTAACTTTTCCCGGTTTAGTTGGGTGGGTGTAATGGCAATGGGAACCTCTTTGATTTTTCAATATCCATCCGTCATCTTTTATAATTTTTTCTAGTTCCCGAAACCTCATTTTTGCACCTCCCTTATGCTGTTATTATACACGGTGTGTAATAATTAGTCAAGCATTTTTTACACAAAGTGTATAAAAATGCTGGCAATAAATCGTGGCAAATCATAAAATTTTTACAAAGCTTCCAGGCAAGAACAACATGCAAATACTTAGCTAGTAAAAACTTTTTTATTTGGATTATTAGAAATAGTTTGAATTTTGGCATAAAATGGTATATAATGTCAATAGTGCACATTTGCATAAATTACAATACGCTAGTTATAGCTATAATAGGAAAATATGTAATGGTTTTGTCCACGGTTTGTCCACGCTGTATAAGATTTTCCTGGTTATCGTGGACATTTGCATAGGACGATAAGTTAATCATTATGCGATAAAATGCCTTAAAACTGTACCTTCTACGCTATAACAGATGATAACTAATGCTACAGAAACGATAGATTTGTGAATGGGCAACAATCCGATGGTCGGGGCGACCGTGGCAGTTGCCATGGCGATTGAGGAAGCGGCGAAAGAGGGGAAATTCCAGGAAAACCGTATAAAATAAGGCAGGACTCAAATTGTCCTGTCTTAAATCCTGCTATCTGCGCAAAGTATTAATTTTGCATTATGAGTTTATACTTTCTTTACTAATTTCACGATTTCATACCATAATACCGACACTGCCGACAAACTTAAAACCGCAAAGAATTGTCCCGGCGAAAGCGGGGCGAGTGATAGGAATCCGTTAAGCGGAGTATATAAAATAATAAGCAAACCCAATAAAGTAATAATATTTACAGCCCACATGACTTTATCATTAGCAAGACGTTTAATTGAAACGGCGACAAAATCTGTTTCGGAACTGTTGACCTGCACCAAAAATAAATTGGCAAGCATAATAACGGCAAGCCCCATTGACCGTGCCACAGCTGCGTTATCCGGGTTTTGTGACAGCATATAAAAATAAGTACCAAAGGACGCTGAGAAAATCACCAGGCCCTGTAGGACGCTTTTGAATAGGGTCTTTGCGTTTAACAATTTTTCTTTTGGATTACGCGGCCTGCGTTCCATAATATTT